ATTTTTTTTTTTTTGCAAATAGGACTCGGTGCGGTAACATCTTACCATCTTTGAGCAACTGCTTCTGAAACTTGGGATTTCGAGGGAAAATTCCTTCTCATGAGGACAACTAATGTTCACTCATGTAAAGTAAAACCTCGAATCTTGCGATTCAGTTTAGTTGACCGCGAACAATGTCCGCACCATGCAATCCCCGCATGGATTTAAACAGCAACCACCCCATGGTACATTATGGGGGGTCCGAGATAAAAGAACAATGAAAAGTCCTCTCCTGCTGCTACATATGAATCCAACAGTGCCTTAGTGGAACCGTTAGTATTCAGATTGTATTGTGACTTGAATCCTCCAACTGAGAATTGTCTGTCACTGGTGTAATTCGCCTTTTTAGCTGGAGTAAAGCGAATGTTTGCCTGATATGGAATCTCGAATTCCAATGTCGGGCAGTTTGCTAGAGCTGTAGTAATAGCTCCAGAGTTTGTAGGTGGCTTGTTTTTAGTATAGAATGCCTTAGTGAAATCTAGACCAGGATAGAGTAAATCGTCCTGACTGTATAGCACTTCGTGCGTTCTTGAAACTGATAAAAAGCCTCCAGCACGTACGTTCTGTACATCATGCAAATGCAACTTTCTTTTGATACCTCCACGCCAAGCTCCGTAAGCTGGTGTGAGATAATTCATTAGAGTAGTGTGCGCATAATTATACGTTACGCCGTACTCGGTAATAGCCCCAGGGGCCAAACCTTTGTAATAAGGGTACATGCCCTCTGTGGTTGTCACCAACAAAGAGCCGACTCCACCTGAGAAATCGGGAACTCGGGTGGTGTGAAAATTGTACCTTTTCAACAATTGCCTAAATGATACAAGTGTTTCTCCATAAAACACGTGGTCATAAGCATCTGTTGTCGAAACAGTGTTTAAAATCTGATGGTCAATCTCCTGTGCCATCGGTTTATTTGGTTCATCTGTTCCATCATTGTCTCCTTCCATACCCATTTGTGGGAAATATTGATATTCATTAAGCAAATCTGTAGGATTGCGAAATTGCATGTCTTCTCCCGCAGATACGAATACATTAACTTCAATGTCATTCGGTACTGTTGAATTAGGAATTGTGAGTTCATTTACTACATAAACTCTCAATACTCCGTTTGCTAAACTGTCAGGTACTACTGGCGTAGCAACTGAGGAGTAAGGGACTGAATCGGCAGTGAGCACCGTACCGCCAAAGTCAAGGCCAGGGGCCGCAACTACGCAGTAGGGTTTGTCACTACCCCAGCCGATCTGCACTGTAAAGTCTTTGTCCTCTGCGACATCAACAATATAAGTGTAGTTCGTGTTGTACTCATTGCTCTGAAAACCATGAGGATCGTATACAATCTTGATACGTCCTTTGTGGTAATTAGAACTAACCACTTGGAATCGGTATTTCATAGAACCATACCAATGCCTAAATGGCAAGGCAGCAAAAGCACATGCTGTCATGTGAATCTCCGTGGGTGCTGCTATGTTAACAGCTGCCCAGGTCATAGGAGTCACATTTGTTTGCCATAACATATCCTCGGATGTGGCTGCCACCGCCCAAGGAAATGAAGTGAGCCAAGACTCACGACAGGCAATCGAATTGATTGTCATCTCATCAGTAGACGCCAAGCCTACTGTGGCTGGATCAATGGTCAATTCTTGTTTGGCGTCGACAGACAGCTTGATACAACTGTCTTCGACATTGGCGTTCGCTAAGTTACCCATGACTGTGGGTCTCATATACGATACGGCTGCTAGATTATTTGGTCTTGAGTAGCCAAATGTAGTGGCGATAGCCGATGTGGCACTAGCTGCCATCTCAGTTGCTCTAGCGTATGCTCCAATGTAAGGAACATTCTTTAAAGTACCCGCGACTCTCGCCACGGCTGAGGCCGGTCTTGAGATGGGGCCTTTCCCATACTCATCTTCCATACCCATTTGTGGAGTATTGTGCATTTCAAGCACTAATCCTCTAACTTTAGGTAATAAGGTTTCCAACTCGTCCTGCGACAAGTTAGCCAACCAAAGAAAGCATTTGTTCGGGCCAAGAAATGTTGACTCCGAATATATACGTATACCAGTATCTATATCGATTTCATCATGGTTGCGCTTACGCGACAGCCACGGTCGAGGGATAGGTGTGGTTGATGTGGCCTTAGAATATGGAGGTAGAAATTCACTTTCCACTCCAATCTGAGGCGACAACCCTCCTGGTTCGGAGGACGTTGGCACGGCTAAAGTTACATCTTCTGCCCATGCAAACACGGAAATAGTAGCCGAATCATTGGCTCCATTTGCGTGCTGCAAAGATTGCATAGTATGCATTATCATCGTGCCCATTTTGCTCCATTCTTCATTGGGTACTTCTAAACAATTGTTATACCAAAAGAAAGGTAAACACATTGTTCCTCCACTAGATGTGGTAGGATCCAAATAGATGTGTGGTCGCTGTGAAGCACCCACAATATCCTCTGGAATAAAAGCCCTATCTACGGTAAAATCATCATCATCCCGTAATGGGATATAAGAACAGATAATTCTGCCGTAATGGAAGCCGTTACCATTGATCACAAACTTAAGGCATAGTTTGGATCTCAATAGACCAAAATTGGTAATTCTATTCAAAACCCGAGGGTTAGTGAAATAATCGGTCCACGGATTGAAAGATTCAAATAGGGTAGTAGTGGTAGCCCATTGAAACTCTCTAATTTTGACGGGTCTGGAGAAAAACTCTCCCAGACTTGCGTCACTCCTATCGGCCACTTCGAAAGTGGCATCGTTGTTTGCTGCGACACTGTAGCTATACGATGGAGTTTGGTCTTTGAACGTCACATTTTGTGAGCTCATCATTTTTGTGTCTGTATTTATATTAACATTAAACATTGAAGTAGGTCATTTATTTACAATCTACAATCGCGACCTAGCGACTGTGACGTTTGTACAAGTTTGCGGAACTACCCGCCCCTCTAAATAGAGGTACCTTAAGAAGGTGTTTTTATATACATCAAGCATTACAATTACAATTATGTACAGGTAAAATGTAAATGCAGGTATCCAATAATATACATGACGTTTGCTATCCCTTAGGACTCAGCGTCACCTGAGCTTTGCGAATGGTTTTCATGCCACTCGGTCGCAAGTTCCAAGTAGGCTACGTGTAGTAGAGGGACTAAATGTGATAAGTCGCTCAGTTTGGCAATCTCTGCCATTTGTGTGCGCCGTGCTTCGTACACTTTGGGGCCGTGGTTAAACCACTCCCGCAATGCAGAATTCATGTTCAGGGCGCACGCCTCAGTTTCAACTGGGGACGTTTTCGTGCGAATGTAGTTGTGTAAAGATTTAAAAATACTTTCCTCAGCTAATGCACCAACTCGACATCCGAGATGTGAGTGATACACACTTTTACGCTTTAAAAATTCAGCGTCGTCGTCATTCATATAAGCTACGAGTTCAGAGTTCTTGTCTGGCATGGTGTAAATCTGACCATATTTGCCTAGAAACTCAGAACAGTCCTTAATATTAAACTTTGGGCGTTTAATGCTAACTGATCCTTTATTGTCATCACCATATGTCATCATTGCGACAAAGGCTCTAAAATTAGGACAGTCGGGGTAAACAGAAAAGTAAAAACATCGTAGATTTAAACTTCCTGTGATGCCGTTAATTACGACAGTCAAGGAGTTTCCACTAATGTGTGCACCTTCCTGTAAACTTAAAAGATCTCCGTTGAATGCAATAAAAGCATAGACTATGTCACCAGTCATTGCTTCCATCACCCGAAGGTCTTCCTCGCTGTAATCGCATTGTTTAGCGATGTCTATCATGACACGCAATGATGCGAACAGCATCTGAGAGGGAATTCTCTGATCATATTTACTGTAATCACCAGCAAAGATCTGTTCTTTCCCGTGCTTCTCCATAAAGGACTGGAGTTGCTCCCACTCAGGGCCATGACAATTGACACCGACAGCACATTCCGATACAATGGGATTCATTTGCATAAATCTCAAAATCGGTAAATAGTACTTACGGATTAAAAATGTCAAGGCGATGGGATTGCCATAAAAGATACGGCATTTTTCCTTGCCCAACGGCAAGATCTCATCTTTCTTACATGCTTTGGCAATGCAGTAAGAACGCATACCCTGTTTATAAAGGTCGAGACAACGATTTATCTCTGACCAAATTTCAGGTGTAAAGTCACGCAAATTAGGAATTTCCTCTGTAGGATCTAGAATTACCATGTAGTTCTTCTTAGGACCTGTCAAAGGGAAACCAATCGACGTGGATGATTTGATTGCATCTATAAACTTTTTACCCATCTGACCACATATAGTAGACGTGTCGTCTAATGGCGACATAGCCTTCCAAAATGGTTGTTCATCAAGCAAATCGAACAAGGAACTTTTGTAGTCCTTAATTGCTTTTTGAAGTAATGGAACTTCGAAAGGTTTGGCTGGTGTACTAATGCCTTCTAGACACTTTTGCCATCCGAACCACTGAGGATGCATTTTTGGAGGACCCCATGTGTTAGGGACTCCGCAAACGGATTCAACAGCTTTCGAAATTAAAGTTTGTTTGACGTCACTCTTGTGCGAGGCACCACCGATACACGAACCGTAGTACGATATCTGTGATTCCAACGGCATAAAATTGAGTGGACTCTTTTGATGCAAAGGAGCATCTTGCATGATCTCTTTTCCAAGAATGGCTGATTCAAAAGCTCCGGCAGAACCGGAAATGATGACGCCCTCTTTTTCTTTGAGCTGAGATAAGCCAGATGTGAGCATGTCTTGCGTGATAGATGCTGAGCAACCGCGAGGTGTGCCAGCTTTACCGCCTAGATGAATGCCCATGATGACACTTCCCCGAGTTTCAGATATTAACAAGGCTCCACACAATCCTTCGAAAGTGTTAGAGCTCAAATTTGTATAATCATGACCCTGGAAAGTGGCAGCTCCATTTGTGACCTTGCCTGCTTTACCGGCTCCTCTTAAATCGAGGAACTTGCCGGTCTTGTCTCTCCACAACATGTGAAAAGGCGAATTTGGCATATGGTCGAGAGGAAAGTGCTTGGTAATGGCACTATAACTCCCACCGTTCGGTGAATAACACATAATCATGTCATCGCCGATTTGAACTGAAGTTGAAGAACTCAACACGGTGGTGAAGCTTTCGCCACAAAAACCGGGTCTGTCCTTTGTAAAAACAACCTCTAGTTCAGGACCAATTAAATCGAAATAATGCTTTGGTATAAGCACAACGTTAGAATCAATAAAGATTCCATCGACCATGGCCCTCTTATCTCCGTACTTGACTGATCCATATAATAAATTACTACGAATCGAAGCCTTCAAAGATGTATGGGTGACACACTTAGAAGTACTAGAGATGGGTAAGCTCACGCGTTCAATACCACACCATGGGTTAACCTGAGAATCTCTCTCGGTTATATCAGCTAATCCTTTCGGAGCTAAATTACCCTGTGGCATATTCCGCCTTACGCGTCTGTAAGCAAAAGTTAATGCGATTAAAACCGCACCAAAGCCAACCAAAGCCTTGAAACCTTTTATGCTACGACGTTTATGGTAAGTCACTATGTTACTAATGACACCATGTCTGTAAGTCATTTCTGACATGTAAGCTTCTTTACGCGAACTAATGCAACTCCATATTCGATACAAACTGACAAAAGCTAATAAAAACGATGTCTTCCAACACCCAGCACAAAGGAGGGTGAAAGAAAATAAGGCAGTAAAAGTGTAATAATGTCTAGATTGCTCAAACATTTGAAATACGTCACAGCGCCAAAACAATAAAGTCATGAGCTGAGCGAATCTCTGTGGTGATAAGCATAGCACAGCCAAATTTTCAAATGGCTTTCGCATAAAACCAGGTAAACTAGGTAAACAATGGTAACGTCTACAATAGTCTAGCATGTGATCAACTTCAAATCCTGCTTGAGGAGTTTTAGCATGATACGGACATAAGCCACTGATTTGGTTACAAGTTCCATGGGGTTCTTCAACGCCACATAGAGCAACATCCTCTTGACGAGCACGTTTTGATTCCAAAATCATAGCCTGATTTTTACGATGCGTGGAGTACTGATCGATCAAATAAGATAATGCTTCAACAGAAGAAACATTCTCCATTCTTTTACCTTTAAAGAAAACAGACTCATAATGAGCTACATCTTGAAGTTTAGAAGGAGCGACAGCACGTTCGAGTGACAATTCCCAAATATCATCAATGGGAGGAGCAATGTACTCACCGTTAATGGTGTAGTACTCTCGAACTTTAGCTGAGTCAATACCACAAGGGACCTTGCCAGATGACA